CAACTTGTGTTGTAAATGTATCAACCATTGTTCCAATTTCATCTATATCTTCTTCCTTTGTAACTTGTTCAACCTGTTTTGTAAATGTATCAACCATTGTTCCAATCTCATCCATATCTTCTTCCTTTGTAACTTGTTCAACTTGTGTTGTAAATGTATCAACCATTGTTCCAATTTCATCCATATCTTCTTCCTTTGTAACTTGTTCAACTTGTGTTGTAAATGTATCAACCATTGTTCCAATCTCATCCATATCTTCTTCCTTTGTAACTTGTTCAACTTGTGTTGTAAATGTATCAACAATTGTTCCAATTTCATCCATATCTTCTTCCTTTGTAACTTGTTCAACCTGTTTTGTAAATGTATCAACCATAATAGAAATATCTTCTTCTTTTTCTTTATCCTTGGTCTCCTCAGTTGCTTCCTGACTTGTTTGTTCAGTTGCTTCCTCAGTTGCTTCATCACTTGCTTCCTCAGTTGCGATGGTCTGAGTCTGAACTCTACGTCTAGCCTCTTCTCTCTCTTCAGCTTTGCGTTTTTCGTCCTGTCTTACAATTAATTCATTTATAGTAGGATGATTCAATGAATTATGTAATGTATTTAATTCTCTTTTTATCGCTATATTTTGCACTCTATTAGTAATTTCAATATTTTCTCCTGTAATTCCCTTAACTCCTTCTGGTAATGTCATTTCGAGCTTATTATTTATATTTCGTATTTGTTCATTTATATTATTTTTTAGTGTTTGGTTAGTTTCTTGTGTATCAGTATATAGTGTATTAATCTGTTTTTCTAATGTTTTTAATATTTGTCCTAACTCTTGAATATTAATATTAGATTCAGAAGTAGCAATTCTATTTATATTTTCTATAGTAACTCTAATATTGTTTAATGATTTTCCTGTTTTATCATCGTGTTGTTCCTGTGCAAGTTGTTCAACCTGTTTTTTAAATTTGTTAACCATATTATTTATATTTATGTTTATATCTCTTTGTCGGTCTTCTCTTCTTTGTTCTTCGTCTCTTTTTTCTCTTTCTCTCTGCATCTGTCTTTGTCTCTCCCTTTTATTATCCCGTTTCTCTCTATCTCTTGTTCTTTGTCTTCTTGCCTGTCTTGTTCTATTTCCACCTGTATGAAACATACTATAACCAAAATCAAAACGTTTTTTTAAAGTTTGCAACATTGGATTTTTACCTATATTTCTTGGTGTTTTATTTTTCTTTCTGTGTTTAAGTTTCATTTTCTTTAATGTTTTATTATTTTTATTAGAATTAGATTTCATATATATTTATAAAGGATTATAATTTTTAATTAAATATATGTAGTATATATAATATATAATGACTAAGGGAGCAATCAATGTAACACATACTAATGATACGTGTGATACTACTTGTAAATTTACTTTTAATTATAAGAATAGTCAAACACAGGTGACTAATAATGGAGATCATATAAAAATGACATATGAAAGTGGACAAGATGTAGAATTTAGTGGGACTAAATATGAAGTTCAAGAAATTCGTATTTATTCACGTTCGCTAAATAAGTATAAGAATAGGTTCTTTAGTGGAGAGATAATAATACATCACGTGTCAGGAGGTGGAGATAATTTGCTTGTTTGTATTCCAATTGTGGTAAATAACAATATATCATCGTCACATACATTATTTCGTTCTATTGTGAAACATTTTCCGATCAATAATAGTCAAGGTGCTGTTAGTCTTAATGAACACAATTTTAATTTAAATCATATTGTTCCTAGAGGAGGTTTTTATTATTATGTAGGAAAGACACCTTATGAACCATATGATCCTAATTATAATATTATTTTATTTGATCCAGCAATTGCTCCAAATATAAATCGTGATGATTATACTATATTAAGAAGAATAATTAATGATATATCATCCGATGATAAGATAAAAGAAATAAACCATGATACTTATCGTTATAATGCAAGTGGCACATTAAATGAGGAGTTTATTAATGACGATAAGATTTATATTAAATGTAATCCAGTAGATCAAGAGGGTAATTTATTAGAAGAGATAGACCCACAATCTAAAGGTGGTGGAATGAATATCTTCAAATTAGATTTTGATATTCAGGCAGATAATAAACAATTATGGGCAATAGGAGGTTCAATGATAGGTGCAATTGTATTAATCTTGGGAATATATGCATTTCAAAGATATGTAAGACGAGGTAATTAATAAATTATTTTCCTATACTTTATAGTTTAGCTGCCTGATGAATATCACACATTACAGGTTTATATTTCAATCTATTATTTATACGTTCATTCACTAAAGGAACCATTTTATGCACAACTTCTTCTTCAAGTGTTTTTGGGAATTGATTAAAAGACATCAAATAACGATCTCTCACGTGGTTTGATCTAGATAATTCTTGTTGAATACTTTTTTGATGAAAGAGTTCATTTTCTCTATTTACATCATTTGGAAGACGAGAGTTGCCATTCATATTTCTTCTAAATAACTCAAGAACAAAAATAAGTGATATAGCACCTACAACAGGAGAGTTTATAAATAAAAATATAGAAGCGATTAAAAGCAGTGATTTAACTAACATTTCATCTAACAAAAGAGATAGATTGGGTGGAATATTAACATCTAGTATGATAAATATTATCATAAATATAGAGAGAATGTTTAATAACATATTGTTAGAAACTTTTAGTTCTCTTGGTATTTTCATTATATATATTGTTATAGAAAATATAAAAAATAAAATTGAATAAATGATAATGTACGATATATAGGATAACTAGTTTAGAGATGAATAATACTGATTTAGTAAAGTCGGTATATTTAGGTCAAAAGGGTTATACAATTATTAAGAGTGATTTCAATGAAGATGAGTTAATTAAAATTAGGAAAGATTTAACAATCAAGCCATATATTCCTGGTATGGCAATACAGAATATAAGTAGTTATTTATTATATCGTGAATCACCTAAAAAGTTATATATTCCACGAATGTATGGTATAAATAATATATGTAATTATGAAGATATTCGTATTGGTGAAGGAAATAACATTGATGTTTCTTTTACTGGAGAATTAAGAGAGTATCAAAATAATATAGTAAATGCTTATCTTGAAGAAAGTAAAAAAAGTGGTTGTGGATTACTAGAGATATATGCTGGTGCTGGAAAGACTGTAATGGCACTTAAGATTATAAGTGAGTTGAGAAAGAAAACATTAATTATTGTGCATAAGGAGTTTCTTATGTCGCAATGGATGGAACGTATAGAGCAATTTATACCAACTGCTCGAATTGGTAAAATACAAGGGAATACTTTTGATGTTGAGGATAAAGACATTGTGTTAGGGATGTTACAATCACTTTCGATGCGTGATTATCGTGAAGATCAATTTCGAAGTTTTGGAATGACTATTGTAGATGAGTGTTTTAGTTATGATACAAATATATTAACAAGAGATGGTTATGTAAAAATAGGTGATGTATATGAGAATTGGTTTCGATATAATAAAACTCCTGATATTTATAGTTATAATTCTCAGGATAGTATATTTGAATATAAGAAGTTAACATATGCATGGAAAAAGAGAACAGATACAATATTTCGTATAGATTTTGAAGACAATAGTAATATTGAGTGTACTTCTAATCACAAAATATTAACGGATATGGGATATAAAGAGGCTAGACATTTAAGACAATATGACATTGTATTAACACATTGTATAAAACCCAGTTTACCTTATTGTAAAATGTTAAATAATGACCAGTTTCAAGTAGTGATTGGTTCTTTGTTGTCAAATCGTTGTTTTATACATAAAGTATCTAGAAATACATACAGAACAACAATGTATGGTAAAAATTACGATTATATAGTATTTAAACGAGATATCTTTGGTAAGGAGTGTATTTATAAAAATGAGATGGCTCATTATTTTGATAGTTTTCCGTTTCATTATAGTAGAGAGTTGAATTATAATTGTGTTGATAGTATAGGGAATATAATAGATAAGATGGATATAAAAGGCTTTACGATATGGATTATGGAAGTTGGCTATCTAGAAGATAAAACGAATGATTTAATACTATCAGTGAAGAATATTCCAAAAGAGTTACATGAATATTTAATAAATAAAATTCAAACCTATTTATGTGATGTTGAATTAAGTATATCAAATAATAAAGAATATTTGATTTTTAAAGATATATATATAAAGAATATATTCAATAAAATATATTCTTATATTGTTTCTGTATCTGACATATATAAGTATTTTAAAGTATATTATAATAAATTGTTGCCTTCTTTGTGTATGTATTCTTGGAACTATAAGGATACAAATATTGCAACATTGCCAATAGAACGTGTAAGTAGAAGTGATAGAACGATAGATGTATATGATATTGAAGTGCAAGACAATCATAATTATATTGTTCAATTAAGAGAGAAAGATGGTTTGATTGTTCATAATTGTCATCATATAGGAGCTGAAGTGTTTTGTCGTGCGTTATTTAAGGTTGTTACCAAATATATGCTTGGATTATCAGCAACAATGAAAAGAAAAGATGGTTTATCAAAAGTGTTCAAGATGTTTTTGGGTGATGTAGTATATAAATATAAGAGACAAGGTGATGATAATGTTGTTGTCAAGGTAATACAATATAAGAACGATGATCCTGAGTTTAAAGAAGAAGTATTTAATTATAGAGGTCAAGTGCATTATTCAGTAATGATAAAGAAAATATGCGAGTTCAATCCTAGAACAGAGTTTATTATAAAAGTACTTTGTGATTATATTTCAAAAGAGAGTCAAGAGAATGGTAAAGATACGAAACATGATATACATAGCAGTCAAGTTATGATATTAGCTCATAATAAATCAATTTTGAAATATTTATATGATGCGATTAGTAGTAGAGAGATTGCTTCTGTTGGTTATTATTTAGGTGGAATGAAAGAGAAGGAATTGAAAAAAACAGAGGATAAAAAGGTTGTAATTGCTACATATGCTATGGCGGAGGAAGCACTAGATATAAAAACTCTATCATGTTTATTTCTAACATCACCGAGAACAGATGTTACACAAGCAGTAGGTAGAATTTTACGAGTAAAACATAAAAATCCAGTTGTATATGATATTGTAGACCAGCATCCTATATTTCAAAGACAATTTACAAAAAGACGTAATTCTTATATTCAATGGAAATACAAAATTATAGAAACTGATAATTTTAAGTATTTCAATAATATATGGAATACTATATATAATAGTGATGGGAATGAGAAAATATATAAAAAAAACATTAAAGAACGTGAAAGTGAGTTTCAAGGAAAATGTATATTAAAGGTTACATTATAAATTACATTTTAATTATTTTACTAAATTTAGCATCACGTAATGAATGTTCTAATTTTTTTCTATGTTCTTCTTTTTCAATGATTAAGTATTTGCATTTATGAATGATTAAATCTTTATGTTCATTGCAATAATAGTTACCACACTTACATTCCCAATCAAGAATAGTAATTTTTTTTCTACACGTATCAAAAGAACAACGCAATTTCATTAGTTATAATATAATATAAAAATAATATATTATAATCAATTTTTTTGATAATTATTTTATCGTCTTCTCTCTGAAGGTCCTTCTCGTGTATCTCTTCTAGGTCCTCGTCGTGTATTTCTTCTAGGTTGTTTTACACGACGCTTTAATTCACAGAGTAACTTGGATTCACTATCTGGAGATGATACTTTAAAACATTGATAATTATTTGTACTTTCATCTTCTTTTTTACCTCGAGAAGTTAGAGATGTTTCTACATATTCATCCTCCATTAAATAACGATATACATCATCACTAGTAACAAGTGATGAATGATGAACAAATACATCTGTCCCTTTTTCAACTACATTCTCACCTTCGTTGGAAGAACCCACTAAAGATACAATGGTAACAATACCAAAACCCTTTTTTCTATCAAACCACTTTACACGTGCTAAATATCTATTCATATTATCTGTTGTCATTAATATATATACTAATGTATTCTTTAAATTATTTACATATATATTAAGTAGTATTTTCGATTTCATAAGTATCAGTTATTTTATCGTATTTATATTTGGAAACCACCCTAGGATTATGTATATTATTCATAATATCTTGATGATAATATACATTGTTAAAATCATCTATGTAATATATGACACCATTTATATCTTGAGTTCTTACTAATATTTTTTTTACATTCGTTTCTCCTGTATCTTTGTCTGTTACAATACCATGGGGCTGACATTTAATATGAGTTCCACAATAGTCTTTACCATCCTTTTTCTTTCGTGTACAACGATCACCATTCGCTCTTTTTGCATTACATCTTTCATATATTGGAACATTATTACGTATACGTTTTCTTTTACTAAAATCAGATTGCTCTAATTCTAAAATACTTATTTCATTTATATAATTTATTAGTGAGTTTCTTTCACTTTCTATCGAGCATTTTGCCTCTATCATATTCTTCATATCATTCTTTAATTGATATATATAAGAATTGATTTTTTTATTGATACGAGTCTCCATTCTTATTTATTATCTTATAATTATAATTGTTTTCTCTTTCAATTATTTTATAAATTATTATAAAAAGAGTTTAAAGATGTATATTATCTTGAGGAATAATCAAATAAATAAATATCAGGAGATTTATCCACATTAAATAGTTAATATAGTAAATAGAGTCCACATCGATAAAGTTCATTATAGTAGGAAACAAAACATTTATAAAAATCAAAAATAAAACTAACATATATGTATTCATTTGAATATATATATGTATGTATATTATTTTTTATAATCGAACATATGGGTCAAAACACGGATTAGTATAATGATCATGTTCATAAAAATACTTTCCACAATTTTTACATGTATACTTTATATTTTTTTTAATAAAAATATGGTTTTTATGAGAATGTTTTCTTTGATATTCACCACATAAACAACATTGGTTTTCATCATTCTTTTCTAACAGATATAAAAGATTATTTGTCTTTTTATCCTTATAAGAATAGTTTGAACTTAATTTTATATCACATATTTTATTTATTTTTTCCATAAATCTTGCACTAGATAAACTCAATGTATCTCTCTCAAACTCTTCTGTATCATTATCTCCAATATCATTAATCACTTGATATATCTTTTTCTTACTTCTTACATACATTAATTTAAAGTAAAAATAATGATATACACTATTCATATATATACATAGTATTATTTATCCATAAGTATTTTCTTGAGAATAATAAAAGTATAAAAAACCATCTTTATCTTTATGAAATGTATATAAATAATGAAATCTATGGTTTCCACAAGATAATAATTTATTGTTACAAAATAAAAATATTGCATCTTCTTGTGTAAGCTTTAATCTTTTATATATAATAGCTCTAAACTGGTCTAAACTTACATCCATTGGAACTAAAAACTTATTTTTGTCCAATCTTGGAGTTGTATTACTATCCGTATCATATGGTTCAATAATAACAGGAATACGATCAGGATATTTATTGATAATCCTTGTTGTCATTCTAATTCTTTCTTCAAATGAATGCTTTTTCTTGAACTCGTGAACTTTCATATATATTAGTTATCTTTTTATTTTTTGTATTGTTTCACGTATTTTTTCTTCTCGAGTGTTTAAAATATAATCTACTATTTCCTTCGCTTGTGTTTCATTATCTTGATATAATTTAGAAAGAGCATTTAATAAATGTTTCTTACTTAATGCAGATTTTACCTTTGTTTGTTTATATAAAATCTTACAATTCTTTGTATCAAAACAATCCACTTCATTCTCTTTCATCATTGAAACAAGCTTCTCATTATATACTTTTTTTATTTTTCGTAATTCTTTTGACTTTTTTTGTAATTCTAATAACTCATTATCTACTTCTAACCATTTTTTTATATTAAATACTAAATCTTGTTTATGATTTTCATCCATAATATAATAGCAATCTATATTTTTATATTATTTATATCTAATAATAATGACGTTTACAAAGGAAATCTTTATAAGCTGTATGACCACATTCTTTACCTTTATTTTTCCCTTTCACTAGTATAAACTTACACTTTGAACCCTTCTTCTTTTCATTATGTTTAGAATGTTTTTTACAATATGATTTATTATAACTACATAATGTATTACATTGAGTATCTTTTTTAGCACCACTCTTATAAGTGTATATACATTTTTGAGTTTCCATGCAATATGCAACAGGATAATTTACATATCTTATACTCTTATATCCATCACAAGGAGGTAATAACTTATCTTGAATAGAGCGACAATAAGGACAACGTATCTGATTTGCTCGTAATTTTATATTTTCAAACTTATTTACATCTTCTACTTTCTCTCTATACACACATTCAAATATAGAAGAATAATTAAACTTATGACCACATTCTAATGTAATATAATCTCTCTCTAACTTTTCTTGAGAAATTAAGCAAATATCACTTTCATCTATATTTTCTTCATTCACAATAGAATATAATAGTTTATTAAAATCACATGTATCTTCTATTACTAAATTCATAATTAATTAATTAATTAA